ACGTCGCTTCTCTACTCTCGCTTTCCAGGTGACCCTTCATATACTTTGATTCGAGCTTGTGCTATTCTACGAGTGGCATGGCCTGATGAAACTATGAGGTGTTATCTGAAGGAGCTCATTTCTTGGTTGGTTCAAGAGTACGGCACTGTGCTCCAGGGTGAAGAAACCTGGAAGCAAGCAATGTGCCAAATCCCAACTGAGTCTGAGCTCAGGAGTCTCTTTCTCGGAGAACTGTCCCGCCCTATGGTAAAGCAGAGTGCTTATTGCGCAAGCGGGATAAAAAGTTGTTTTCCGAATATGCAAGTAGCATTGCCGCAAAGACAACGAAAGAGACGAGTTCCGCGCTCTCAAAGAAAAGCGCAACCCCCGCCTGTTAGAAGGGGGACACCTGGTTACATTAATGCCGTCCGCTCCGTGCGAAAAAGGGGTAGAGGACGAAGAAGGGGTAACCGAGGTAATGGAAGGAGACGTAATGGTGGGAGTCAAATGAATCCTATGACTAACGCCTTTCCACGGGGGAATTTACCACGTGGGCGTCGATCGTGTGTGGTTGAGGAGGATGAGTTTATTGCTGAGGTGATAGGTTCGAATAGTTCGACAACACCTACAGTTGCATCCTATCCTGTAAATCCGGGGCAAGTTACCACTTTTCCTTGGCTTTCAAAACAGGCTGCTCAGTGGGAGAAGTACCGCTTTGAGTTCCTAGAGTTTTATTACAAGCCAGAAGTTAGTGGGTTTGCCACCGAAGGTCAGTCCGGAAAGGTTATATTTTCCGTTGATTATGATGCAAGTGATGCCCCACCGTCAACGAAGTAGCAGGCTGAGGATACTGATCCTCACTGTGATGCTATGCCCTATCAAGCAATGGCTCTTGCATTGGAGCCGCGACAAATGTTTCAGTCGTCAGATGCTAAGTATGTCCGTCCAGGTGGACTACCGGGTAGTTCTGATATAAAGACGTATGATGTTGGGAATTTGAATGTTCTTACCCAGAATAATGGCGGTACGAACGCCATTGGTGAGTTGCATGTGCGTTACCGTGTGAGGTTTGAGGTTCCAGTTCTTGAATCCGCAGTGACGGCTCCAGCCAATAATCAAGTCGCTTTGTTTGTTTCTAACGGAGCAGAGGTGTTGGCCACTGGTGTTTTAAAGACACTTGCTCTTGCTACTACTAGCACGAATGGGATCGGTGCAGTTAATACGGCTGGATCCATTGTGTTACCAGCAGGGAATTATCTTGTTGATGTTCAAGTTGTTGCGTCTGATACGAACGTAGAGTCATTTGAAGCTGTAACTGATCTTATCATTAACAGTGCTACGGTTACTTATGTGCAGAATGGTCCTTTTGACTTGACTGGTGCAGGACGTATTAGCCAGAATATAGCGTGGTGGTTCGCTTCAAATGGTACTGAGGCTCTGTCCGTGTCAGTTGTTGCAACTGGTGCGGCAGGTTCTTTGGCTGCGTTGGGTCTCCTGCGTATCGTGGCTATCTAAATGGTCAATTTGCGCCCTCAATCGCAGGCGCGTTAGTAAATATGTGTACACCTTGAATGTGTTATAAACTTACAAAGCACCGACTTAAATACGGTAGTCGCCGAAGGCGTCGCTGAGCGTGAACTCGGCGAACCTGAACGGTGACGAAAGGTAGCCCAGCATTTAGTGCTGAGACCATTGTTGTGGAATGGTCCCTTGGTAACACACCCATCCGGAAACAGGGAAGGGTTATAAGTGTACTGAAGAGTGTGTTTTCTAACACTCCCGCTTGTAAAAGCAAGCCGTTTGTATTATTACTATGATATGTTTATTTTAGTTACCGGTACTTTAAACGGCAATGTTTGAACCGCGAGCGGGGATGTATTGTGCGC